ATCCCCGGTTGTGTCGCTTCCCTCAATGACCGAATACACATAGTTCTCATAAGCCAAGCCGATTTCGTCCCCGTATTTTTCCGACATTCTATTATATGTATGTTCCATTTTCTCATCTCCCTATTGGTGGTTTGTTGTGCCCTTGAAAAAAGGCGTTTTTATTTATCGTATCATTTTTCCCACCCCCCGTCAATAGCTAATTGCATTCATTTTGCATCCTACATCTTTTTTATTCCCTGCCCCTACCTTAAAAACCCCATACCTCGAAATTGCGCCATAATCCCCTCTCTATTCAATTTTCCATTCCCCCCCATACCAACACACACCCAGCTCTCTAATCGTTCAATGTTGAGTATTTAATAAATCCCTTAATATTGAAAACCGCAATTTCTGGCTTCCGGATTGCGTAATACCTCAACCTCGCCAGTGTGGTGAAAGGGTAAACGCTCCAATTCTCGAATAATTCCGGCCAGTTCCGTCAATCCCCCTCGTGGCTATAGTTTCCTATGAATTCCCCTATGTGTGAGTAGGTGGCGAAAAACCCCTATGTATGAGTGCATAGGAGAGCCGTGCGACTATAGTGTGTTTCTCATCCCCCCCTCTCCTCTCTCCTCCCCCTAATATGTTATCCCCCCCTAACTCTATTAGCCTCCCCTATCTCTTGTAATGAAAAAAAAAAAAATAAGGACTACCTAACATTTTAAGCTTACACGTACAAGGGATTGCTCCATCACGAGGAAGAGTACATAGGGGGGTGGGAATCCACGCCAGCCACACACACCAACTCATAGCTCCCCTATAGCCTACCCTATACCCACCAGCCCCCGCATACCTACCCGGACCCGAAATCCGCCGGGGTGCAATATCCGCCATACCCGCCCGGCTACCGCATAACGCCCTGACCTATCCCTTGCCCCGCCTCCTATACCCCCACCACTCTCAGCATACTCCCAAGTTGTTAGGCGATAACCATTCCTATCTAATCCACCGCCCGGTTAGGAAGCTACCACACAGGGGCAACCTGCTGGACCGGGGGGAGGGGAGGACCCTGCATTTGCTGAATAGGTATGGGTAAGCCACCTCGATCTACGTCACCACCTGCATAGTTATCCCCCGGAATATCTTCTCCAGCTTTAATAGAAATTGCACGGGGTGCGGGTTTTACCCGTTCGCCGCACTGGAATGGGGGGTAGACTATGCAAAATTCCAGCAATTCCAGTATAATTATCCGGGGGGATTACGGGGAAATAATCCAGACGGGAATCCCGAAAGAAAAGGGTTGACAGCCGCGCCTCCATACTATAAGCTGCCTATAATCAAATCCAATCTTTAACTAGGTAACGCTTATGCTTCCTCTACAATCAACAGACTCTGCAGCTAAAGCAATCGAGCGGGTTCGCTACACACATGACGGAATGATAGATGTTATTATTGCGAAGCCGGACGTATCGGGCGCGCAATTGGCAGAGCACTTCGGATACACACAGGCGTGGATTTCCCGGATAGTCTGCTCGGATGCGTTTCAGGCCAGGCTGGCTGAGCGGAAAACGGAGATCGTTTCCCCGGTGCTGCAGGCGACCTTCGAAGAGCGGTTGAAGGGAATGGCTATGCAGAGCTTGGATATCATTGAGGCGAAGTTGGCGAAGAAGAATCCAGTGACGGGGGAGTATGGGGATGTTACGACTGCCTTCAAGGCGTTGGAGATAAGTACTAAAAGTCTGGGCTATGGTGCTCGCGCGGTGAACGTGGCAGTGCAGAATAACATAAATGTCAAGACTGCAAGTGATGAGCAGCTGATGGAAATAGCTCAGGGGGCATAAGGTTGACAACTAAAGCAGCTATAACCAAGCAGCAAGCCGCGGCCGTCTTGTTGGAAAGGCGGTCGGCGCGGGAGAGTGTGGAAGTCTTTGCTTCCCGCGTCCCGGTCCCCGGCTCCCCCTGCGAAGACGCCGACGAATCCGCCCGCATCCCGCTGATCGAAACGGAACAAGCCGAGCATCATAAGTTAATCTTGCGCGCAATCCAACGCTGCATGGACACCCCGCACGGCAGGCTGATGGTAATGGCCCCACCGGGGTCCGCAAAGTCGACCTACGCTTCCGTAGTTGCCCCGACCTGGTACCTCGGCAAAGAGAAGAATCGCAGAGTTATCCTAGCTTCCTATGGGGATGATCTGGCGAAGACAATGGGCCGGAGAACTCGGCAGTTGTTGAAAGCGGAAGAGACTATCGGGCTGCTGCAGGTTGAGTTGTCCAAGGAATCCCGCGCGGTGGACAAATTCTCCTTAACAAATGGCTCCGAATACATCGCATGCGGAATCCTGGGCGGGGTCACCGGAAACCGCGCGCATGGGCTGATAATCGACGATCCGGTTAAAGGTCGGCAGGACGCAGATTCCGAGCTAATCCAAAAGCGAACATTCCAAGCCTACGAGGACGACCTCAAAACCCGACTAATCCCTGGCGGATGGATAATTATCATTCAAACCCGCTGGAACGAAAACGACCTCTCGGGTCGAATACTTCCGGATGATTGGTCTGGGGAGTCCGGTGTCATTACCTGCAAAGACGACTTCGAATGGGAAGTTATCTGCTTGCAGGCTGAGTGTCAGCATCCCGAGACCGATCCTCTGGATAGGGCCGCTGGGGATATGCTTTGGCCGGAGTGGTTCGATACTAAGCATTGGTCGCAATTCCGCCTCAATCGTAGAACCTGGTCCAGCCTCTATCAACAAATCCCAGCTCCCGCGGAAGGTATCCTATTCCGCAAAGATGATATGGATGCTGCGGTTTATGCTGGAAGCGCACTGCCGGAAGACCTCCGGATTATCGGAGCCGGTGACTGCGCGGTTACACCAGATGGAGGAGATTGGACGGAATTCGGAGTTGCAGGAATTGACTCAGACGGAGCTATTTATCTCTTGGATTGGTGGCGCGGGCAGGTTGATTCTGGAATCTGGGTTGAGAAGCAGATCGATCTAATGGCGAAATGGAATCCCTTGTGCTGGTATGCGGAAGCTGGGGTTATCCGCAGGGCAATGGAAATGACGCTCCGTCGCCGCATGGCCCAGCGCTTAGTCAATTGCCGATTAGAGTATCTCCCTGCTGTCAGCAACAAAGAAGCGAATGCACAGGCAGCTGTTGCCCTCTCCGGAAGTGGGAAATTGTTCTGGCCCAGGGCCGCTTGGGTTGCTGAGCTCCAGCGCCAAGTCCTTGTTTTCCCCGCTGGCTCTCCTGACGACGGAGTCGATACCCTCGGCCTCCTAGGGCGCGGTGCTGCTAAGCTCGGTGGGAAGCGGAAACCGAACGCTAATTCCGAGCAGAAAAGTCAATTGAAATTAATACGCGGTGGGCTGGATATGCCTGCTGCTATAAACTCAACATCCTGGATGGGGAACTGACATGAATGATAATGAAGTAGAGAAAGAGATTCAAGCAAGAGGATTAAACGCTCCACGACTTTGTCCAGAGGATATTGAGGCTGTTATCGTTGGAGAAACTTATACCAAACTTCCAAGTGGCAAATGTTTAATATGTGAGCTTACCCTTCGCAACGGCTTTACAGTACGAGGGGAAGCCGCTTGTGTGTCTAAAGAAAATTTCAATGAAGATATTGGCCGTATGGTATCAAGAGAAGACGCTAAGGGGAAGGTTTGGGGATTTGAAGGTTACTTGCTCCAAGAGAGGCTTTCTAAATGAAAAAGGAAGATAATACTGAATTGCTAAGCCTCGCGCGGAAGCGGATGGAACTGGCAATCGCAGCACTCTCGGAGAGTCGGGGGTTTGAGCTGGAGGACCTGAAGTTTCTCGCCGGCAGTCCAGACAACCAATGGCAATGGCCGAGCGATGTGCTAAGCACTCGCGGGACTTCCCAAGGGCAGTCTATTTCTGCGCGGCCCTGCCTCACCATCAACAAACTCCCGCAGCATGTCCAACAGGTCACCAACGACCAACGGCAGAACCGGCCTTCTGGCAAAACCATCCCAGTCAACGATGAAGCTGACAATGATCTAGCTGAGGTTTACACCGGAATAATCCGGCATATCGAGTATATCTCCGACGCAGATGTTGCTTACGATACGGCTTGCAGCGCCCAGGTAATAACCGGGGAAGGGTACTTCCGGCTGCTCACAGATTGGATAGATGAAGATTCTTTCGAGCAGGAGATAAGAATCGGACGCATCCGCAACCAGTTCTCCGTCTACATGGACCCGACCATCCAAGACCCTTGCGGCTCCGATGCTGAGTGGTGCTTCCTTACAACTGATATCCTGAAGGAAGAGTATGAGCGGGACTTCCCAGATGCAACCCCCCTCTCCTCTTTAATGTCGAGCGGAATCGGGGATGCGGGAATGTCTGGCTGGGTCAACGAATCAACCGTTCGGATTGCAGAATATTTCT